AGTGCAGCGCGCGAGCGGGGCGGGGATGACCGCTCTTCCGGCCAGGGATATTCCAAGAGATAGTTTAGCAATGCAGCATGACGACCAAGTTAAACCAAATTATGTGCCGCGTCACCCGGACAACGTTGGTGGAAACAGTGGGTCTGCCGGCGAACCGGAGGACTATATCAAGCGTTACGAAAGCACCGACGATGTGCAGCGCAATAACCGACGAACACAGAATCGGGCCGATACGCTGGAAACGCTTTATAACGAATTTCAGATGCCAATTTTAATGGGCGTTTTGTATTTTATTTTTCAGATGCCGGCTCTTCGCACAGGAATTATGCAATTTCTGCCGTCGCTTTTCAACAAGGACGGTAACATGAACCTTACCGGCCTCGTTGCTACCAGCGTCGGGTACGCCACCGCATATTACATAATCACGAAAGTTATTTCTGCTACCAGTTAGTCGGATGTGTGCACAGATTCCGCAAGTTCACGTTCACTCTTACGACTTCGAGTGCCGTTGCTGCCGCTTCTGCCACTGATACGGCTGCTTCTGCCAGTGCTACGCTTACTCGACTTATTCGATACCGATTTTTTATACTTTCGCGCTGCGCGCGTTTTACTGCTTCGTAACATGAGCGGTATGTAGCGCAAAAACAGTTTCTGGTATTCGTCGCTCGTTTTATCGTATTTGAGCTCTTCAAATTTTACCGCTTTTTCTTTACGCAGCGATTCCAGCGTTTCCTGCTTTCCAAAACACGACCGCCCGAAGCGCTTCAGTAGTCCGGTTTGGGCGGTTCGGTTCTCGTTCTGTATATAAAACAACAAACTCGCCAGGCACATGATCCGGTCCCGGTTGTAGTAGTCGCGGTCGGCATACGAAAAAGCCAAATAAAGCATGAGCATGGTGTCCACGCTTGCAACTTTTATGGGCTGGCCGTTCAGCTTGACCGTATTATAACTGTGGCATGCGGTGGGTTTATAAATCAACACAATGATATCCTCTCCAACTGACACTTTGTAATGGTCTGAAACAATTTCACCAATTCCGGGCATCTTTTCAACTCGAACGCCATCAACCCCATTGGTGGTAAGTGTCATTTTTATCAGGTCGGCAAGTTCTTTGGGCGAATTGGACAAAACGTCAAATTCGGGGTTGCGTGTGAGTTTATGCTGGTCCTTCTTGGGCAAGTATTTAGTGTAAAGAATGTCTGCAAATCCACCTATAAACACGACATCGCTGTTCATCAGCACGCGTTCCGTTATGTCATACACTTCATTTTGAACGGCTCTGGATTCACGCACAGTCTTCTTGCTGGTATTAGATTTGGATTTAATAGCCGACACAGAACCAAACGGGCGCTGCAATTCCATGCTTTTGCATTTGCGCAATTTCAACGGATAGGCCTTGTTCAACAGAGTGAGCCGTTTTAAAACCTTTTCCCATCTCGAAACATCGCCTTCGGGACGCGAAAGCTCCAAATACATTGCCATTCTCAGAAAATCTGTGGGTGCGTAATGAATGTCGCCCTTGACGAATGCGCGCGACTGCAATGTTTTAAACAACGTTCGTTCCATGTTCGTTATGTCCGCAATTGCCATGAAATTCACAAATACTTTGAATGTACCGGGATGTGCACCGGATTTGGCTTCTACCTCATTGTATCCCATTTTAAAAAATATGTCAGCCAATTCCCGAGCATCATCAATCGCGTTTGGAGAGTAGAAATCGTAATCCGGAATTTCGATGTTGGTATTATAGAACCGATATTGTTCCGGCATTATATTGTTGATTGCAGTTCCACCGTAACACACAAGTCGTTTTGCAATAATGAACCGTTCCACCGTATTTATAATAGCCTGAACTTCGGGAGCCTCAACCATTTTGCGCCCATTTCGTTGTTCTATGTCTTCAACTGCGGCCTTTACGAGTTCGAGTTCCTTAACTTCTACTTTTTTTAATTTTGCAGCCGCCGTCATTGTTGTATGGTGTTCTCTCTAAAAAATATATACTTATATATGTAAATTATATTTTTTTTAACACCACTCAATCTGAAATATTTATTAGTTCATGCGTTCATGCACGTCGCTTACCAAATGGGGTATTGACGGTCATTTCAGAAGAATTCGTTCGAGTGGGGTCAACAGGCGTTGGTGCGTCAAGCGTGAGAGGAGTGTATCTGAGCTCGGGTGTTTTCAATTTAAACGCGCTACCAACTTCGTCAAACATCTTGTTATACGCCTTGATGGGTGCGTCGTCACTTTGAAACGACATGCCAATGAATTGACATCCGGATGCAATGGCAGCGGTTGGCGCGTAAACGTTTTCGGGCTTGGACGACCGTTCCGGAACCACATACATTAAATTCTTTTTATTGTTTTCCACCATGGCTTCCAGCGATGGCGTCGGTGCTTGCACTTGCGCGAACGTTTTTTTGGACGTGGGTCCGCGAATCGCTATATTTGCGTACTCATAGAGTGACGTTTTTCGGTACACATCGTTCGGTGCCGATTCGATGCCCGGCGTTTCGTCTACGATAATGATGATCTTGTTCATAAACGAGCTCAACTTAATCTTGCCCAAGTTGTCGCCGTGGAAGCAATAGCCGTACCTGGAATCCAGCAGTCGCGACGCCAGCTTGGTTTGTATCAATCTCGAAATTTCGTTGAATACCAGAATGTTGTTGCTCTTTATGCGGAAGCACAAAAACAGCGGATCCGACGGGTTTGGCACTTTGGGTTGACCCGAAAATGCGTCCGACGAAATGATGTCGAACGCTTCGGACAGGGTTACGTAGTTGTAGGTTTCCTTCATTGTGTATTCCGATTGCGATGACGACGAAATAACTGGAACACCGCTCAAAGAATAAATCTCAAAGTCAAGGCACCGCGCACCCTGCCGTATCACTTGCTTAAGTGCGGTGGTGGAGACGTAATCTCCACTGTAATCGCCGGACGAGCAACAATTAAACGCGGTTTTAACGTAATAATCTCGCACAAGATATGAGTAGGTTTCGTCAAAGTCGTTAATGGATTGCACCCTACCCATGTCGGGGTAAAGCGCCACCATATAATCATCGTTTGACGTCTTCAAATTCGTCTTAAAAACAACAATCACTATAATGCATATAAATAAAAACAGGAACATGATTCCGCCAGCAAAATGCGCGGTTGTCGGCGACATTGCACCGACAGTTGCAGCTACAGTTGCACCAGCAGATACAGATGCCACCGCACTTCTGGTTCCAGCTGCCGCTGCCGCTGCCGCTGCTCCTGCTCCTGCTGCTGACATTGTTAATTATTAATAACTATTTTTTACACTATTAATATGTTTTAATATTTTATTTTATTATTTTTTAGATTTTGAACCGCGGTTTATGTTTATTCTTTGTTATGACTATTATATAAATATAATTTATAGTAGCATTATAACATAACATAACAAATAACGAATACAACAACAAAATATAACAAGAAACAACATATAGAATGCCAGGCGGACTACTAAACCTCATTGCATACGGAAACCAAAACACGATATTAAACGGAAACCCTAAAAAATCATTTTTCAAAACAACATTTAAAAAGTATACCAACTTCGGTCTTCAAAAATTCCGCATTGATTTCGATGGCCAGCGAAAACTCCGAATGACCGAAGAATCTAAATTCACGTTCTATGTGCCGCGTTATGCGGAACTGCTTATGGACACGTACATATGCGTTACGCTGCCCACCATTTGGAGCCCGGTTATGCCGCCTGAAACCGAAAGGGATAAATGGGCGCCATACGAGTTCAAATGGATCAAAGATTTAGGAACGCAAATGATAAAGGATGTAACCATTTCCGTCGGCGGCCAAATCCTGCAAAAGTTTTCAGGAGCCTATCTTCTCTCCATGATCCAGCGCGACTACCCCACCGCCAAGCACCAACTGTATGATGAAATGACCGGCAACGTCCCGGAACTGAACAATCCGGGCTGCTGCGGCGCGCGCGTGAATCAGTATCCGAACGCATACTACACGCCGGACCAGCGCGGTGCCGAACCGTCCATTCGAGGGCGCAAGCTCTATATCCCAATCAACGCGTGGTTCACGCTGAGCAGCCAAATGGCGTTTCCCCTGGTGTGTCTCCAATACAACACGCTGCAAATCGACGTCACCATTCGCCCGGTGCGCGAACTTTACACCATTCGCGACGTTACAGACAGCGACAATGGCTGGCCATACGTGCAATCCAATTACATTCTACCCGAACACCAGTTTTACAGGTTTCTGCAGACCCCGCCGGACGTCGAGCTCACCGCTGAATCGTTTGGCGACAAGCGCACCGACTGGAATGCGGACGTTCATTTGATTTCAACCTACGGCTTTCTCTCCGCGGAAGAAACGGCCGCGTTTGCAGCGAACGAGCAGAAGTATTTGATAAAGGCGGTATACGAATGGGATTACAAGGGCGTTACGGGAAACACGCGCGTCAAGTTGGAAAATTCGCTGGGAATGGTTGCAAACTGGATGTTCTTTTTTCGTCGCAGCGACGTGTCGCTTCGAAACGAGTGGAGCAATTATACCAACTGGCCCTACGAGTATCTGCCTTACGACATTATTCCAGGACCAGACACGATTGATCCGCAGCACGCATCGGATGGATGGCGGCCAAAAGTGGTGCTGGAAAACGGAACCGTAACCAGTTCCAGAACCACATATATTCTGGGACCCGGTCGAAATCCGTGCATGGACGAAGCCGGTCGGCCGGAGCCTGGCGCATACACCAACCGGCGAACCGGATTGCACATTACTGGTCCGTTTGAAGGCGAGAATCAGCGGGACATTTTAAATACGATGGGTATTATTCTCAACGGTAAATATCGAGAGAATATACTGGATGCCGGCATATACAACTACGTCGAAAAATACGTCAGGACCAACGGTAACCCGCCGCCGGGATTATACTGCTATAACTTTTGTCTTAGCACGGATATTCAGGACTTGCAGCCATCGGGGGCAATCAACATGAGCAAGTTCACGCAAATTGAACTCGAAATATCCACAATTTATCCCACGCTGGACCCGAACGCGTCGTTCCACACCATTTGCGACCCGACTACCGGCCTCCCCATCGGTGTGAACAAAACAAACTGGCGCATTTACAACTACACGTTTGACATGACGGTCATGGAGGAGCGCTACAACGTGCTTACGTTTGCGTCCGGAAACTGCGGCCTGATGTATGCTCGTTAATTTGAAAACGCATTTTTCTCGATTTTCTCGATTTTCTCGATTTTCTAAAATTATAATTTATATATAAGTTTTGTTTCTTTCGCCACACAGTTGATTCATTTATAAACTATTTAAACAATTTAAACAAACATCAATATCTATTTATAACACGAGTAACGCGTATCTTACATCACCTACTTACACACACCCCTTCTCGTAATTTGTCACCGTAACCATGGCACATTACGAAAATGAGACCAACTCCGCAACCACTGCAACAATCAGTGCAACGGGCGCAACCGAACAAAACGAATTCGCTACATGGGAAGAAGTCGATGAACTGAACCCACAGCTTCTTCGCGGCATTTATGCATACAATTTTGAGAAACCGAGTCACATTCAACAGAGATCCATTCTGCCCATCATGCGTGGGCGCGATGTCATCGCACAGGCGCAATCGGGAACCGGAAAGACGGGCGCGTTCGGAGTCGCCACGCTTCAAGCCATCGACCTCGACCCTAAAAAGACCGACGTCCAAGCCCTCGTCATGGCTCCCACGCGCGAGTTGGCAAAACAAATTCGAGACGTAATTACGAACCTGGGGTCGCAAATGACTGGAATGAAGGTTCAGCTTCTTGTCGGAGGGACGTCGACCGACGATGACGCAAAGATGCTCAAGGCTGAAATGCCCCAAATTGTGGTCGGATGCCCCGGACGCGTCTTTGATATGATTCGCCGGCGCAACATAAATGCTCGCAACATTAAATTGCTGGTGCTGGATGAAGCCGATGAAATGCTGTCGGCCGGGTTCAAGGACCAAATTTATAATATTTTCCAGCACCTCAGTAACAACGTGCAAGTGTGCCTCTTCAGCGCCACGATGCCGCAAGAGCTACACGCATTGTCCGAGAAATTTATGCGCAATCCTGTCAAAATTCTGGTTCATGCCGAACAGCTCACGCTTGAAGGTATCTGCCAGTACCACATTGCGCTGGAAGACGATGATGGCAAGTTCGCCACACTGCAAGATCTTTTCAAAACCATATCCATGTCGCAGTGCATTATTTATTGCAACAGCGTGAAACGCGTGTCGGATTTGACGGAAGCCATGGTGCTAAAAGGATATCCCGCTTGTTGCATTCACAGCGGGATGGACAAAGACGCGCGAGATGATGCGTATGATAATTTCAAGGCCGGTAAGTACCGGGTGCTCATTTCATCAGACGTTACCGCACGCGGAATCGACATTCAGCAAGTGAGCACCGTCATCAATTTTGACCTCCCTAAAAGTGTCCACACATATTTGCACCGCATCGGTCGGTCCGGTCGTTGGGGGCGCAAAGGAACCGGTATCAGCTTCGTGACTCGGCGCGATGTTCGTCAAATGAAGGAGATTGAGGTATTCTATAATACAAACATATGCGAATTACCTTCATCGTTCATACAATAATGCGTGGTATTATGTATGTATTGCGTATCACATGCATCATCATCATCATACATATTTGTTGGTTTTGAATTACCAACAAATATATAAATTTATAAATTTTATGAAGCCGTTATAAGCACGATATTCCTTGTAGCAACGAATCTGCCATGTCGTCTTTTTTTTTGTGAGATTCAAATGCCGTTCTCCAACGTTGCATGTCGTCATCGGTCATTCCCGTTACGGTTGTGGTTCCCAATTCCCCCAATGGCATCGGCGATAACATGGTTCTAACACACGCAATACCCGTTTTTTTACGGTCGTCATACGTGTCGATTTCAGCATCCGCGTTCATGGCCGACCACGCTTTCAACTTGTTTGTTGCCGATATATATGATATATTGGTCTTGGAAACACCGCGCATTAAAAAGTATTGCGTAACCATCCCCTGCACTGTTTTCATTCGGGTAGCTATCGGGCTGATTTGATTTTCGATTACAACCCGATTGGGCATATAGTAGTATTGACCTTGGGGGGTTTCAGTATAGAACAGCTTGTCGAACCTTTGCATAAGATTGTATCCAACCGAAATAAGAGAAACATTGTCTGCACCACACGGATCCATTTCCGCCGTCAATGTCGACGTAAGTTTTTTACTTATTGAACCGGATGTCAATAGTTCCGTTGTATCCGAAACACGCGACGCGTGTGCATGTTCGTATGGAAACAAACAACTCGTTCTTAAAAGGTGGGTTGCGCGTTCTATGAGTTCGGCTTTGTTGGTGCGTTTTGTTTTTGGGTCTGGTTCAGATTCGCGGTCGCATTCTTTATCGCCGCCACTAATACTAATATTAATAATTGAATTGCAAAAATCGAGCAAGCGGTCATTTGAGCCTGATTTCAATAGTTTCGCGATTTGAGGCGGCGTCATGCCAATAATTTGTTTTGTTTCGGTGGCATGTCGTTTGCACGTAAATACGGGTTCATCATCCAAATACGAGTAATAAAAATACGCAGCCCTTGATTTGCACTGGGTTGTTGTTTTGTTTTTATCTTTGGCGTGGGTATGATGGCAGCATACCGGGTGTGAGTCTGCGCGTTGCAATGAAGCTGCTTCTTCCTGCTCACTCTGAGATATTCCGACAACATCCCATAGCAGTATCTCGAATTGATTATTTTGGGGTTTGTTTTTGGGGTTGGTTTGGGTTTTGGGTTGGGGTTGGGGTTGGGTGCTATCTGGAACGCGAAGCAAACAAAACGCGAGATTCTTTATACCCACGTCAATGCTGAGTAGTTTCATTTATTAAATTGTTTACTTTTATCTTCGGGTTATAATACGATTCATAATCTTGTTATTTCTAAATGGTTATGAATATTTTAAAATTCTAAAATGGTTGGTTCATCATCAAGCGGCAACGTGGTTGCGTTGAATTGGGATGTCTTTAATAAGCGTTTTATCCGACGGGCATTTGATTTCTTTCGCCTCATATTCAAAACAGTTGTTTGCAGAATCCTTGAATTGAAACTCCTTGGAATTGTCAGGGGTTGGGTAAACCACAATTACGTGGGGTGCTGGAACTACCACATATACATAGAACAATCCTATTGCGAGGCTGATTAAAAAAATCGGAAATGAAACATATTCAAACATATTATTTATATTATTTAATTACAATACGGTAATAAAATAAAATATACATATAATTAAATTAATAATTAAATATATTCAGCAAAATGATAAAATCTAAAAGGCAACAACGCGTGAATAGAAATAGAAATATAAATACACGCAAGGCGTATAATCATAATAATCATAAACGCGGTGGAAGCAAGGACAAACCCGCATCTCCAAAAAAGAGTCCATCCCCACAAACTGATTATGACGACGCAGAATTGTTTCCTGATGACGGTAGTAAAGACCTCGCGGTTGCAGTTGCGAAACCGCGACAAAAATACACACTAAATATTACTACGCCAGTCCAAAAACAAGTTGACATGTTTCGCGACCTTATGCTGAAACGAAGTGGACCTACTGGAACTGGGATTTTACCATGGTCAAGAAAGAATGTGCTTTCTAAAAGTAGTTTAGCGCGACGCGTAATGCATAAATTTATAACCGGTTCACGCCAGCCGGTATATCTTAAGACATTAATAAATGTCACTAAAAAACCACAACAAAAACTTCTCGTAAATATGTTTCAAACAAACTACATGCCTATAATTACCGGTTTCAGGGCACCAAACAGTATAGCGCTGGACCGTGATGGCAATCTTGCCGTAGTTGATAATGAAAACAATCGCATTTGTGTATATAATCCGATTACGGGCAACATTTTACGAACGCTTACTTTATTTAAATATCGTTGCGGTATTAACAGTATAGTATTTGTGTTTGACGAAGAAAGTGGTGGGTTAACCGATGAATTAATTGTTACTACAATAGGGTTGCTTGGGGAGAGAGGTGTAATGTTGGTGAATTATGTAACTGGACAAATCATTCGAGACATATACTCTACACTTACATACGAACCTCGACAAGTCATTGATGTTGTTTATGACGGCGCAATTCAAGTGCGAGTTGAAGGCGAGATGTTGTATTACACAAAAAAGGGTTCAAGGGTTAAGGAAAATACCGTAAAAATACCTGGTTCGGGACCTATGGCATATTATACCAAAACTAAATTCAAAGATTACCAACCCATTCTTGTTGCCGATTCAGCTAAAGGAAATCTCTATGAAACGAGCTACGGCGAAGTTTTCCCAGTTTTGAATTTTGGAACGGGGACGGGTTGGGGACAATTTAAAGGAATTGGTGGAATCGCGGTCGACTGCATTGGAAATACGATTGTAACTGATAAAGGTAATCACCGGATTCATATATTTAATCCAGATTTCTCGAAGGCTCGCATAATAGGCAAACTGGGCGATGCGTATGGTGATTTTAATAATCCTACCGGTGTAGCAGTTGACTGTCATGGAAACATTTTCGTATGCGATACTGGAAACAATCGCATACAGGTCATACGCTATCGTGTATGATATCACGACTGGAGGAAAAAATCCGGTTGAGTTATAAATTTTATAAATTACTCAAATTGCGGTAAAACAATGTCGCTTATACTGACCGTATTCTGAACGAGTCGCCTGTGCCACGTTTCGTCGGGGTAGTCGTCATCGAGAACAACGTCTCTATACGAGAATTTCGTTTCAGTATATAAGTTAAGCGCGTTAACCAGCTCATCGCAGTATTTATGCACGGCGGTTCGAACAATATCTTGCGTAACATCAATCGCTCCCGCTGGGGAAAGCATGGTTTTTATCTCTTTAACAATTTCATCTATGCGCTGTTCAGTGGTTTTTAGCGCACTTTCTTGAGCCGCGTTTGCAACAACATTATGATATTTCTCTCGTATACGATCATACATCGTAACCGTCGCAGCCTTTTCCTTTTCCAGTTCAGTGAATTGTTTTATTGTTTCTTCTTCTGTGGCATAACCAAAAAGTAGATTCAGCTTCAATTCTATAGTTTTTTCTTTGATTTTTTCAATTTTGGCTTGATACTCATCTAACAGGATAGCAAAATTTGCATATTTTGGTTTCTTAATTACGATATTGTTTGCTTCACACTTCGAATTTCTTATGCACGTCATTTTTAGCGTCCCATTTTCGTTGGAAAAAATCATTCCCGGACTTCCGCATACTACACAAGGCCCAATGCGCAATGCTTGTAACGTGTCGCGTGTAACCGGCTTGCCGCTGCGTCGCCGGGTTTCGATTTTCTGTTTTATACTTCGTTCATATTGACTTTTTATTGTGTAATACTGCGTTATTTTGTCTTGAAATGCACGGTGAACGGTTTTATCGTGCGCCAACGATGACATGTTGTGTCTGTGTGTATCTTTTTAATAGTTTATATAATAGTTTGTACTAATTTAAATTTTTAAATTTAGGGTTTAATAAAAAATACTAAAATATTATAATAAAATACGATATTATAATATTGACAATTTAATTTAACTAATCTCCAATTACAAACAAATCATGCCTACCACCAAATCCAGGAGGAATCATAAAAGGACGCAGAGACGCAGAAGTTCTACACGTCGCACCAGGCAGCAGCAGAGGCAGCAGAGGCAGCAGCAGAGGCAGCAGCGGTCCATGTCGGGTGGATGAGGCGGTGGTGCACCAGCTGCACTATAGAAGTATAACTTAACTATAAACGCATATAAGAGCGCGCACCGCGTATTCACGACGCAGTCGTTATGACGGTATTCTGCAAAAGTCGAAGGACTGCATTATATCCCGACAACCTTTAATTAAACGTTTATACCTAATACCCCCTTCACGCACTACATATCGCGACTATGAAACAGTCGATTCATATTCACGACTTCAATTTTTTCATTCGGAGGAACTGTCAAAAACAGCTTTCGTATGTTACCGTCTTCTCGGAACCGCACCGTGTAGTCTTGTTGCAGCGCGTTGCGTCCGATTCGCCCCATTGCCTGTATCGTTTTTTCTTGCGTCATGGTCGCAAGGTCCTTTCCAATGTATCCGTGACAAAACTGATAATTGGTTCCATAAATATAGTCAGATGAGGCAATAATAAAATACAGCTTCTGGTTTTGCGCGAGGCTTTTTATTATGTCATTATACTGCGTGTTATTGCCGCTGCCGCTACCAACTGAATTAGATATCACTCCAATCCCCATAAGGAGCAGGAGCTTCCAGCTATTTTCTACCGGCAACAACATAATGCGCTCGACCGTTTCGGGATCAACGTCGCCCGAAAACTTGTTTGTTAGTTTATCGTCACTCATTCGACTTTCGGGAACCCAGTGATGAAAGTGCTCGTCACTGTTTGGAACGAACAATTCGTTCAACGTAACCATCTTTACTTGGGCTCGAAGTTCGCTAACTTTGCCTTGAATTTGAAACAGCTCGTCAAACCGCTTCATCACCTTCTCGGATTTATCGTTGATGCACAATTTTGAATCCTGCTCTTTTTTGCTTACGGTGCGACCGCCGCGAATTCCTCCACCCGCGTCGTTACCTGCACCCGCTCCTCCTCCTCCGCCACCGCCTTCGCGCTTTGCCCGCTCATCGTCCAGCCGCTTTTCCAGTTCGTCGATCCGTTCCGTGAGAATTGCATTGAATTCGATGTCCTCCATAATGTCGTCAAACACCGTGCTCGGAATGTTCGCGGACTGCAGTGCGAAATTCGCAATTTTATCCACTTCTCCGGTCAAATAAATGGTTGGACCGTCGGTAAGCGTGTGTGCATCGCCGGTTGAAAAATAGATGCTCGACTTGTAAAGTGGTGCGCGGTCGTTCGTCATAGCCGCACTCAGCTGAGGCCATACATCCAGCTTCACGTTTCCGAGAACCTTCAAGTAATACACCTTAATGCTCGTCATTGTGATATCAGATAATTTACCTGAAAAGTATCTGGATATGGAATACTTTGATGCAGCAACTGCGCCCATTTTATGGGCCGCGCATATGAACCGCACCACTTCGCGCAAGTCAAGATACCGCATGATCGTTTTATACTGCTCGCAGTGCGCCACACTTTCTTGAACGGTCGCATACTCCTCCTTTGCAAAAATAAAATGCGGCAGCTCCACGAACCCGTCTTTGTTTACAATTGGAATCGACTTTTTGCAGTCGTGACTCACAATGCTGTGCGTTTCACCGCCCGCAAATTTGGCATGAAAGTCGGATAGAGTGCCCTTGATTTCGTGTTCGTTGGGAAGCGTGGCGGAAGACAGAACCACGTTCGGAATGATGTTTTTTGCCCACGTGTTATGAATAATTGGGTGAAACACGTGGTCGGCATAATCCAACATGATGGTTGGTTCATCCCAATACATGACCAGCTTATCGAGCGGATTGAACGCGTGCATGTAGTGCATGGCGTAAAGGTAAGACTTTATATCACATATCATGAGCTCCACATTATCACCCACACTGTTGTCTACTTTCCTGATTCCACCGGTTCGCCAGTCACGAGTGGCTTCCTTCGCCGCGAAGTAATGCAACCGAATGTCGTCAATGTTGTTGCACCCAAATGCGAACGCCACCTTCTTTTTCATGGTGATTGCGGATTTGGCCAGCGCGATGCCCACGTGACGTGCCGCGCATATGAACACGACCCGAAACTGTTCGGTTAGACCGAGCGGAGACAGCGTTTTTCCGGTTCCAGTGGGCGCAATGTATAGCACCAGCTTGGGACCAGGGCGCTTGATTACCGTGAAGAGCTGTTTCTGGTGTTCATACAATTGCAAGTTTGCGTATCGGTGTACAAACTCGTTTCGTTCCACGTAGTCGTACGCATTTTGGATGAACATCAGGACGTTCTCGGTGGCCGACGCGTCCATTTCGTAGTATTCTATTGCGTGCGCAACGAACGAATTCACGTTCGCGTTCAAGTGTTCGATACGGTTATTGAACAGAACCGAGAGGCTGTAATAGTAATACATCCATTTGGGTCGCAGTGCAGCGATTCGGTTGTATTTGTGCTCGAGCATCCTGTCTAAAACGCCGAGCAGCACGTTTTCATATATTCCCGTCATTTGGGAGGGGTCTGTTTTGATATTGTCGATTCGCATGCGGTCTATTTTTTTAATTTCCTTGGCTTGTCCGCGTATTCCCTTCCAAGATGAAAAGACGTCCTTTTGAGGTTCGGCTGGCGATGACAATGATGACTGTGACTGTTCGGATGCAAGTTTTGCCAAATAGTCGCATTCGTTTTTTTTATGGCGCTTTATAAGCGTTGAAAGTTCGGCTTTGTAAAATGTGCTGTATAAATGAAAATGCATTTCATCCGATGGTTGGATTTTAAGAAATGAAATGAGCGACTGTTGCGCGGTTTTAAATATATTCACGTTATTGAATCCGGAAATTATCATTCGCATGATGTCTTGCTCCGACTGTGGTTCCGGAATCTCTGTATAATCCCATTCGCTCTTCGAAAGCTTTACTTGGTTGGTTATGTCTTGCGCTTCTACCACCGCTGTGGAAGCGGGTGATACGTGTAAATGTTGTGACTGTTGCGGCTGTTGTAGTTGCCGCTCTCCAGGTCCAGGTCCATTTCCGGATACCGCCTCTCCCATTCCACGTTTGTCATCTCCAGTAACGGATACGGAACCGCCGTGGTTGTCAGCATCGGAGTGAGGATCAGAACCACCACCAGAATGCATATTGTTACGGGTATAAGTATTAGTATCGCAATTGATGGAAACATTGGCTTGTTGAATGGTTGACGGCTTCATATCGAATTCTCTCGATTGTTGGTTGCATAAACATAACAGTTTTTATTTAAACGGTCTTCATTATTGTTTATTTTTTCTTGTATTAATTCATAAATAGCTAATCAATTATGTCGAACAATAAAAGAGGAAAAATGTCTCGTATGGTCAAAAATACTCGTCGTCGTCGTCGTCGTAACAAAAAACGAAACGGTGGGGCTTCAAGGACTTCGGGGGCGTCGGCGTCATCGTCAAAACCAAAAACACCTCCAAAATCAAGAACCGAAAGACTAAGAATGCTTTTGGGAGCACCCGGTGGACCAGAATCCGCCTTGTTTGGCGTATTATCAAAAAAGCTGCTATCCGGCATGGACATGCGACCTCGCCAATTAGAAAGTTTAAGACAACATTCCATTATCGGTCCCGCGTCAATGAAACTTGTTGAAGATGAAACATTCAAAATGGCCGAACAGATGCATGCAACATCGTTTCGTTATCGCACTCCTCGCATCATTGCAGATGGTGATCTTCAGAGGTGTATCGATGCAAACGTGGAAGCAGTTAAGCAATTGAGAGAAGCAGTGGTCATGGACAGTTTACGAGCGAGTGCATGTCTCGCAGACATGTTATTGAATGGCCACACGGCAGGGGTTAAAAAAGATGTTCGCGAAGCGATGAGGTTGGTTTCTGGCGTTGATGACCCCGATTGCAAAGGAGTTTTAGCACATTGCCATTTTAATGATGGCATAAAGGCCGGTCTTGGTTTAGCGACTCGGAGTGCGGCTGCTGGCAGCAAATATGGTCAATATGTACTTGGATTATACGAACAGCAAAAAGGGAAAATGAAGGAAGCGTCTCACTATTTCAAACTTGCTGCAGCACAGAATTACGATCAGGCGCAAATAGCCCTAAGTAACATGCAAACCGACCCGGACCTATGTAACATGCAACCCGACCCGGATGAAGCATTGCGGCTTTTGAACCTTGCAGCCGACCAGGGGAATTCGGATGCATTTTATTTAATTTCCGACGTATTATGCCGCCTTAAAGCCATTAATAACCCGCGCAACCCGGCATTTAGGAATGCCATGGCATGGTGTCGACTGGCCATGAAAGCCGGTCACCCGTATGCACTTGATGCTTTAAGCGGTATGGAATCTATTTGGTTACGGGCGTAAAATGGACATTTGTAGCGCGGTTTCATAAATATATATAGAATACGAATATAAATATACATGTATTATATATTTAGATATATCTGGTAAAGCACAACCACAACATCAATTCTCAATTATGCATAAGGCTTCTTCTGATACTGGCGTAAATATAGACAGCATTAAGGCGGACATTGGTAGCGTAACGAATATGCATAGGCGCCACGCTAAAACCAAACCCATTATTATCACCGTGGACGGTGGAATTGGTTCCGGAAAATCGACCACATTAGAACAGCTGAAAGCGGCATTTGCTGACATGCCAAACGTGCATTTCATTCAGGAACCAGTTGATACCGTCTGGAATGCGGTTGTGGACGAGCGCGGCGAAACTATTCTCTCTAATTTTTACAGGGATCCCAAAACATATGCGTTCAAGTTCCAGATGATGGCATACATTTCCAGGCTCTCAATACTGCTCGCCGCCGCCCGAAATCCCGATTATGACGTCATTATTACTGAACGATGCGTGGAAACCGACCGCAATGTTTTTGAAAAAATGCTGCACGCGCAAGGATTTATTGGCAAAGACGACCACACCATTTACAACATGTGGTTTGACGAGTTCTACAATGACGTTCGTGCGACGGGTATCATATACATCCAGGCATCGGCGGAGACGTGTTTGGCTCGCATTAAAAAGCGCGCCCGAGAGGGTGAATCAATTGCTTTAGAATATCTTGCGGAATGCAACAAGTATCACGACGACTGGATACTTAACGACTCGCGCAAAAAATTAGTTATTGATGCCGACAAGGATACCGTGTCCGACCAATTCGCAATCGACTCCAAGATATTTAATATTGCCACATTCGTTTTATCGGTGGTTAGTTAGTGTTGGTTGACAATTTTAGAAACAATTAAATTATAAATAATTACAAATAATTAATATAAATATAAAATATTAACGTATATCATAAAATGTCTTTGAATCCATCTTCTGCTTCCGACTCCGGATTTGTTTCCGAGCCCCCTTGCGCTAAATTGACCTTCAACGTTAGTGCGTTTAACGGTAATACCACGAATTTCAATCTCGCTCCAAAAAAGAAGGCGATGCTGACAACTATACCGATTCAGCCCCAACATGCTTCTATGCCGTCATTTATACCGGTGCGCTCCCCTGGAATGATAATGCCTATGTAATTCTGCTTACCTATTTTCGTATCGAATTGAATAAATATAAAAAATTGATTGGTTTCTTTTTACATTTATTAGTAGTAACAAATAACAGTAACACCACACTATCAAACCAAGAAGAATGAGCCACGGAGATAACGATACCACTATTTACGCCACCGGAAACGGAGTCAAGCTGGACGATTTGAAGGCCGTATTGGGACAAGACATCATCAATCGAGACCTCAAACCGACAGAAATTCAGGCCATGGCCATTCGCGCAACCGAGGACAAGGTTCGCAGCTGTTTCGAGGCGGTCGGAGGAGCCGACGTTTGTTGCGAAGAGACTTCATTTGGAACGGGCGACGAATTGGCAACCTTTGTAAAGCAAATTATCGACGCGTGCGAAAAAAACGGCGGAGACTTGCACAATGTGTGGAAAGCAGTGGCTCCGCACAAAACGGAATTCAACTACACGTCAATTGTTGCATTCAAAAGTGCACAAATCGAGGCGTTCTTTGAATGCACCATGAAATGCGCGATTTGTCCGCGTTCAGCTCCCGGAAAAATTGACCCCTTTGCAATTCCAATCGAATACACACTGGTCCAGACGGTAAACGGAATTAAAACGATTCTGGCGGAGAATGTCGAAGTGGACAACCCAGCGCGATTGAGCATTGCAAAACAATCCGCGAAAAGGCCCGAGCTTCACCCAAGATACGTTTCACTGCGCGCTTACAAAAAATGGCGCACGAAGCATGCTTGTTTATTTGAAGGCAATCACATCGCCGAAGAAAAACCAATGAATTGCATGCCCGAAGAAATGCCCGCACCAATGCAGAGGACGGCCACGCGCACATACACATCCATGCATCTTGCATCATGTGATGGTCTTTACTCTTGAGTGAGTCCCATTCCAGTTAAAAGCGCGTTATGTAACAAGTCGCAAATTAATAGCAATATAAATTAAATAAATGAATGTAAAAAAAAATGATTACTACTTTTTTTTTACAGGCTAAACGAGGCTTCATGTAATTCGTTTGATGTTCGTTATAATTTATAGTATTTTATACTATGGATTATAAATTTAGATATAATAATACCGTTTAAATTAAAATGATGTCATCTACAGCCACTTCATCTGGTGGTGGTGGAGACACTGGCAGAAAACGAACCATTACAATTGACCCATCGCTCCAGCTTTTTTCAAAAAAAGCGTCCAGAAAAGCGAAACAGCGTTTGTTGGATAAGAGCGCGACATTAAAGCCGAAACCATTTATACGCCCAAATACGCTTAAGAAGAATTTACTGGACCGAATTAAAAAACACCAACAAAAGCAAAACGACCGAGGGGGTGTGTCGTCTTCCGCAGTAACTACAAATACAAATACAAGCGTTGCATCGGCGACATCAACCGGGGATTCTGCAGAAACGTATTTGCAATCATTACAATACCTGCAAAACCTTTCTTCAAATCTTTCAAACAAACATAAATCGTCAGGTGGCAAAACCTCAAAACGTGATAGACATCGCGACGGCTCACATCAAATGCAAAATCCGTCGCAACCGTCGCAACCGTCGCAACCGTCGCAACAACCAAATGTGTATCTTGAAGCACCAATCGCCTTGTTCGGAAATACAAATACAAATACTACAAATACTATGATAAATGCCAACAATAACAGCATCAGTCAACCAATAGCAATTGCAGCAGCAGCATCTTCAAATATAAATCATATGGTAGCGCCAATACAGAGTTCACAAGCTTTTCAAGTAACTCACCAACCACAGCCATTTCAGGTTCAACCACAGGCACCGCCACATGAGTTTCAACCGCTATTTTCAAATGAACCATCCGTTTCGATAAACATGCCGATGCTGGCTGAGCCCAAATGGGGGTGTTTAAAGGGTGGAACAAAGCCCACATTTCGAACACTTCATAATAAAACATTGAGGGTTGGAACAATTGGAAATAACGCGGTTACGCACCCGGAACCGCTTAAGATTGAACCAATCGATTTGAACACAATACAGCTGTCTGCTCTGTCTCAAGAATCGGGAGATAATCCTAATCACACAGTGATAACAGGCTTACCAACAGCAACAGCAACAGCAACAGCAACTGAAATGTCCGGTGAACCATCCGGTGGCGGTTGCGCCGAAACACCCGCGACCGCAGCTACCAGCGACATCATAGATTCAATGTATGGAGTACGCAAACAGCGTCTTGACGAGTATCGGCGCGAGCACATTGAAAACGCGATAAAATCACAAGAACCGGATATTAAAATTCGCGAGACTAAGCAGCATGTTGTAACCAAGAAATACAAGCTTGGAAAGTATGTAAATCGAAACGGACCGGTCATTGGAGTTCTTATAAAGAACCGACAGACACAGCACAGCATTGAAAAAAAACGAAAGGAACTGCGTCACATTCCTTTGCGCACAATAACTGCGCGTTTGCACAAGAAAAATTTGCTGAAAGTGGGTTCTGCTGCCCCACCTGACATTTTGCGCGAACTCTACGAGAACGCGGTTTTTGCAGGAGATATCGAGAACGATGGAGAAGGCATTTTATTGCACAACTTTTTATCTACAAACGAGCAGATAGAAAATTAAAAATACTACAGGTGGTGATGGAACCTAAAACCTAAAACATTGAGTGTCCCAAAATTTCATTTGCAGCCATCGGTTCAAATCCTTGCATCATGCCTCCAGACATGGACGCGCCTCCCGCAGGATGCCCGGGTTGCTGCTGCACGGGCGGGCGAAACTCGTTCTGCATGCTCTTATTGCTTGTGAGCTGGGCGGCGGGCGGCGCCATTCCGCCGGTCACCATCATGCCCCCGCTGCTCTGGATGAATTGTTGCGACAGCGGTTGAGTTACGCGCACTTGCGAGTTTCGTCCAGCTGCATCGCGAATGCTGCCTTCACCCGACCATAACTCTTCTGCGCGATCGACCAGGATTTGCACCTTCTCACCAAGTTTGGTCTTAATCGAGAGAACAACCATGAGAATGCCGAGCGCGATCGTTATCATATTCAGTTCGCCATACTTGTATCCGCTGTAAGTGGGGATGTAGGTAATAATTCGGTGGACAAAATAGATGGACAGGAACATGAACAGCAACTGGCCTACGATTTCTACTAAAACGAGCAAACTGCCCTTTTGGTCATCGGGGTCGGGAACGTAGGTGCGTATGAGCGTGAGAATGATTGCAATAGGCACGATTGCGAGCATCAAGTATTGAGAAATGTTCAGCAGAACGCCTTGTTGCGCGTCATCCATTTTAAACACGTAGTCCAAAAAACCGGACCGGCGAACTCCGTCGCGAACTGTTTCTTCTAATGACTCCATGGATTGTGTATGTATTATAAACCGAATAAAATATTAAATTATTGCTAAAATTAAACCTATAAGTTATGATATTATTATTTTATTTGTAGTTTCCGTATTTATTTTATAAATTATTTAAATAAAATTACTTATTTTAGTTTATAATTGTGTTCTTCGTATCGCTGATTATAATGATTGACATTCGAATGCCATACCGATGAAAATTTACCCAAATTGTCTTTCGTAAGCCAAAACTCTGGAGAGTTGTAGTGTTCCTGTTCGCAACGCTTTAATTTTTTTAGATACGACGATTTTGCCCACCAAAAGTTTCCAGAATAGTGTATAGGTGGGGTTGTAAATAAATTAACGCCAACCGTATCATACCCGTGTTTTGTCAAATGTTCTATGCATGTTTTGTGTTCGCATATATTGAAATAAATCATGTATTTTACCCAATCGTCAACATTCACGTTGATTCGCGTAACACCCTTTGTGTGTAGATACAACACGTTAAAATTGTCAGCGTCTTCGGTGTCGACGGCATGTTTATGCAGAAGATTTATGGTAGGTGTTTCATACAACGATACATCACACACTATTCCTAATAGTTCTAATTTCGAATCTGTCAATAACAACTCTGAAAAATAAATCTCGACATCTTGCTTTGATTCGGGTGCGCATAATACATTGCACTTTATGCGCGTTACAACATCGTGCAGTCCGCTTGTTTTAATGTTGTTATACAAATGGTTGAACACGTCATTCCAGTTGTTTATACAACATACGTGAATATATATGTAAGTATTGCTCATACCGGTACTCAATACGATTATTTAATATTTACATTTACACAACGATATTTAATTTGTTTTTGTGTAAATATAATACGGTTTTAAATGGGTTATGTGACGCGGGATATTATACCACATTCGGATAACAGGAGATAGCGTGACTTTTTCAGGTAGGAAGCCACGCGTCGTTTATTTTGTATCCAGTTTCGCACCTTTCTTTGAAAAATACGAAGCCATACCGTTTTTAAAATGCATACGCATTCTCCACCTGGCTGAAGATAAACCGTTTCCACAATTTCAAGGGAACGAATCCCGCGCGCCCGAATAATCGGGAAATAGTTGCGAATAATCGGATGCCCATATGCGCGAAGGTTGTCGTGTTCCGCGATATTTAACAGTTCACCATTCCCGTTGTTTTTCCAGAACGCGGTTTGGGTTACATCCCACCAGTACGTTACCGACTTGCGGGCGCATCCAATGAAGCGAAACGGGTATTCGCGCGGTCGGAATATCTTTTCTCTTGGGACGCTGTAGCAGCATAGTATATGCCCGTCAAGGTTTGGAGAACTGGACTCGTCGCGACCGTGCAGGCACGGGTTGTAAAATTCGCATATGGATAATACCAGCATGAATACAAATGAAACGGCATATAATATTTGGCACTATAATTAGTTCATTACGTTCATTTATTTATATTATTTACGTTGAATGAAATGAAATAGAGAGAATTTATTTAATAATTAATAATTAAAATAAAAATAATAAATATATATCACAAGATTACATAAATGTTTAAAACGCTAACGGAATACAGCAAGCGCACGCGCCGAATCGGAAAAAATCGCGATGCAGTGCTCCCCACAACTTCGCACGACGAGCGACAGTATTGCAATTTGATATGGGACATATTGGGATACGGGACGGTTGAAAAAACGCGCAATGGCATAACAATGAGCGTATTTGGGGCGGGTATGCATTTCTCTCTTCGCGACGGAATTCTTCCACTCCTTACTACCAAACGTGTAGCCTGGATAACGTGCTTAAAAGAATTACTCTGGTTCATTCGCGGCTGCACCGATAACGAGGTTCTAAAAAGACAGGGAGTTCATATATGGGATGCCAATGCCAGCCGGGAATTCCTGGACGGTCGGGGACTAACGCAACTTCGAGAGAATGATCTGGGCCCGGTCTACGGACACCAATGGCGCCATTTCAATGCGCCATATACCGGGTGCGACGCAGACTATGATGGAAAAGGCGTTGACCAACTCGCCAGCATTATTGCAACTCTGAAAGACCCGGCGCAGCGCACGTCGCGGAGAATGGTGATGAGCGCGTGGAATCCACAACAGCTTGATGAAATGGCGCTTCCACCGTGTCACGTTCTGGTTCAATTCAATGTCAGCGAGGGGGACTTGTTGAGTTGCGCGTTATACCAGCGCAGCGGCGATGTTGGATTGGGTGTGCCCTTTAACATCGCATCATACGCGCTACTAACCCACTTACTGGCGCATCATTGCGGGCTGCGCGCGCACGAGTTCGTATACACCGTTGGAAATGCGCACATATACGAAGAGCATGTGTCCGCATTACAAGCGCAGGTTGAAAGAGAACCATATCCGTTTCCCGTCATTGAAATCATAGGCGGTCCAAAGGAGAGAATCGAAGATTACATTCCTGCGGATTTCGTTGTTCGAAATTATACGTATCACGCAGCAATAAAGATGGAAATGAAAGCATAACAACTTAATTGTAATTACTTACTGCGTTTCAGTTGATGACGACGAATCATTGCCACTGGCGCCTTTGAAAACATCGGTAATTGCACCTAAATTGGCGTAAGTTCCGATATCGCCATACATTACAATCACAATGATTATAATCACCGCAACAATGCTCCAGACAATGTACTTGTATGTTTCGCTTATTAGCGCCAGGCGCGTGTCTTCTTCCGCGCCCCGCACAGTTTCCTCCTTATCTGTGAACATTTTAATCTGGTCAGTCGTGTTAGTATAGTCGTCTATTTTCTCTCCCACGTCCATTCCGGGATCATTGCGAAACAAATTATACATTGTTTGCGCCTTTATTGTTTTTTGAATTTTATCCATGATGGTATCATAAATAGATGCCAAATTGGCGGACGCCGTATCGAAATTTGTGGTTGGAGTTTCAACCAGCTGGTCAACGCCGCACAATGTGTCGCGCGTCATTCGCGGGTCTTTTTTGTCTGTGGGATAATGGTCAAATAGCACGCTGTCTATCGCCACAATACCGGCGTTTTCGGGTTTCATGCACGATTCAGACACTTTTTTAGGCGCATACAATCGCTTATACAAATGCGTGACATCGCTTTGAACGCGATTCCCTACCGGAAACAAATCCGTCGTTTTTAACTGGCATATTTTCGGGTCATTGTCCGAAACCACAAAGCCACCACAATCGTCTCGATTACTGCATTGGTCAAAGCAGAAATCAATTGCGCCGGTATCATTCGTAACATTTTCTAACCTGTCACCGGGATTATCGTATGAAAGCACGCGACCGTTTTTATCTTTTCCGGTGATTTCGACGTATTTTTTCCCCAGCACGACCTGTCCCGTGCTGAACATGCGCCGTTTCCCGTCAATCGATATGTTCGCGACCTTTCCTAAATTGTCGACATTGAGTCCGTTCAGTTCATATAGCGCGGATGATTTCATGTCGCTGTCACCCGTTATAATAACGCTGTCGGCCGCAATCTTTGCCGACCGTATTCGCAGAGCGCACACTTTATAGACACCGTCCACTACCGCCAGGAAACAGTTTCCGGAAGCGGAACATAAATATTCACCGGGTAAAAGACTCTGGCCGGGATACATGTACTGAATATATTTTCTTGCAAAGTTTGGAAACTGATTGCTATTGTCCAGCACCATTGCGTTGAGAGAACGGATGTCTTCTGGACGCTGATTCGGGTTAATAGTTTCATTGGTTTTTTTCGTGGAATTTACTGCGGTGAATGCGTTACCGTTTGCAACGATATTTCCATTTCTATCTGTGAAACGAAGTTCGCCCGAATTCGTTAGTTCCAGCCGGAAATTAATACACGCGTCGTGCTCTGCTCTACAATCAAAATACGCTACGCTTCCTCCTGTGAATCCGGATAAAATTGAATTTTTTACTTGGTTGTCTTTACTTCCGCATTTATACGTTCCCTTAAAATTTTTATTACACCCTCTCGCAGGGTCCCACCTATATGCCGGTTGATAGTATGACTGCTCCTGTCCTTCACCCCACATTTCTGGTGTGACGTTGTTGGGAGTAACATTATACGGGCGCCTCCATGCCAGCGATGGAAACCAGCGATGACTTGGTTGATATTTCGAGCCTCCTCCTCCCATGTCAGACTATCTATAATAACAACTTTTATCTTATATTACTTATATTAATTATTATTAATTAATTTATAATTATATTTAGATTAGATAATTAGATTCTACATTTTATTTAATCTAATTATTTTCCAAATAATTACCAATACCCCCAATATGTATCGCGAAGATATGGTTCTAAAATTTCGTTGCAATTCTCTCCCCATGTTCCCGTTGGTTTTTCAGCAAGAAGGCCGCCAGTCTTGAAATCGCACTTATCTTGACTATTCGGAAACTTGGCGGATTCTTGGCGTCCGAAATAGCCGGCTATATCCGCTACATTGTTACTCGGAGTCGCTGTCTTTAATACATTTAAGGTTCCATCCATTCCAAAATGAAACAGCTTTTGGGGATTGGCATTCATGAGTGGCCTGCCTTCGATTGCATATGCTATACCCGCCGATTGCGCGTCGCCCAGGGTGCCTGACCCAATATAACATTTGTTACCCGTGAATCCAAATACGCTTCGCCCCTTATCTTCGGCGCGCTTCATGCACGTTTCATATGATATAGTTCTCATATCCGTTTGTTCTTCCATTTTAGTTGTCGAAACAACGCCAAGATTGAATGTGCCGCGATATGTTGATCCGGTAGCTTTCGCGGGATACACAACTTGCACGTTCGACCCCTCATTACCGCAAGCGGGCAGCGTGCTTTCGGATTTGTTCCATGCGGCGCCAGTTATGTTTCCGTTTTGAGTTCCTAAAAAAAGCGGGTCGTTCGAATTACCCGACGCATTAAGTGCTGCACCTACGTAGTTTTGATTTCTATCGATTGGTATTGCGTATCCAGGTTTCGTTTCTATGGTGGTTTTTGCGGGACAACCATATTTTCCAGAGGCACTGTCCATTAAATTATCAGACGCCCACTGCTTGAACAACCCTTTATCTGTAACGTATCCGCTGACTGCATTTGTCCCGCTTCCAATTTTAATATTTTGTCCCGCAAATTTATGTCTACCAGAGTCGCCAATTGAAGCTAAAAATGCTGCAGCGTTTGCAGTTTGCAGGGCACGCGTTTTTTGGGCTTCATTTATCGCTCCCTGCAGTGATGCCGGGTCGAGACTGTATTCATCGTATTCGCTCGTAAATGCGCGTGGATTTATTGGTGTATCGGCGGGTCGTTGGCCCGGTGCGGCAGACGCCACCGGCTTCGGTTTACATCCTTGTGCTACTACTGGCATTATTGGTTTATTCTATTATTCTATTATTCTATTATTCTATTATTCTATTATTATTAATTTCTTATTTTATTAATTACTAATTACTAATAATATTTTTAAAAATTAAATACTATATCATTTACTACCTTCTCTTCCCAACCCAAAGTAAGAGTATGCATAAAATAGCGCTAAACATAGAATCGTTCCCATTAGCGCGTATTCCACATACATTGTATCACCGTCACTTTTTAGAATGAAATATATCCCGCAAATCAGCGCCACTACAAATAGAGTGTACAACACATACTTGTATCGTCCTGCTGTCATCTGAACGTGCGAATCTAAATTATCCAAAGCAGAAATGGTGGCTTCTTCCGCCTTTACGCTGTCAATGTATTCCGTGACTCGGGGTTGAAGTTCAAATTGGATGCGGTAGATACTGTCATTCAACATGCTGCCAAACTCTTTTTTGAGCCCGGGTATTTTTGAAAACAAGTCATCGATATCCTTTTTTCGAATGAGTATATCTTCATACATGGCTTGAAGCTCTTTCACGAGAACCGTTTTTGCGGTGGGTGAATTTTCACCGGCCATACATCGTGTTTGTTTCGAAACCCATATCCCCGCAACATTAGCGCCACCGCTTGACGGTAGCTGCGCATTTTTGACCCCACCATAGCACCGCCCTTTCCAATCATCGGCCCGGTCCCCTCTATAATTGTTGTCAAAATATACCACAGTCTCAAATACTTTATCTTTTAAGTATGGCATTGGTTCAACAACGATAACTGACCTATCGGGTTGAATTACTTCGACTCGTTCCGATGGGTTTTTTGCGAGCTCCTTGCACGCATAGAAGCCTCTTTCATAACCAGTATCGGTTGCGTATCCTCCGTAACGACCCAGATAGAACCACCCAGTTCCGTAATTGGTTCCTGGGTTGGTTCCAGCGGGTGGAACGAATGACCCATTTTCATTGGTATCGGTCCAATACGTGCGGTCAGCCGTGGTTACTCCGATTGAATTGAATTTGGGGTTTGAGCTTGTTTTGCTGTTCATGACGCTTCCGTAGCACCCGTATTTCCAATTTCCATTGTATCCGTCTTCCGGATTGTAGTGCACGATGCGCGTATAAAGCTTGTCGTCTCGAAGTGCCGCTTGCTTGCAATCCGTGAGCGTATCAGTGTCTCCGAGATAGAACCAGCCCACGGCTTCGCTGTCGTCTCCAGGCGACAGACCGAGGCCGCTCATATCGTTGCGTTTCGGGTTGTCATTCCATTCTCCGCCTCGGTCCTTCATATATTGCGTGTATTCGCGATGTTTCTCGGTGTATTGTCGAATAACATTTTCCAGCGCCTTTTGTTTTTCTTTCAATTCCTTAATGAGTTCGTATTTTCCTTCGCTGTATTTGTCGCTGTAAAATGGCGGATTTTGGTATATGTCTGCTGATCCAGCCACATTATCTCGTATACCTGCATCCAATGTCCTCCCTACCGCTGCACCGCGAAAATCGATTGATGCTTGAGATTCCGGCATTTAATATTTTTATATTTATATTTTATAATTTGTATATTTTAATTCCTACAGTCTAATAAACCGCGATATTTTATTTATTATTTATTTATGTCACATACATGGTAAAATATTAAAAATATTATAAATACAGCGTGGCTGCTGGTCCATTGAAACGGTTCCCCCTGGATTTAACGTCTTCATTTTGAGAGAATAGTTCAAAACCGGTTTCTAAATCTTTCATATTCAGCGAACGCCGCTGGTCGGCCGGTCGGCAAAACACGCGACGACTGTGCGCAATCTTCGTCTTCGTGAAAAAAACTTCTATATCCCTTCCAAAGTATTTGAAGTAGTCATAATGCTCCTTGAACCACACATCTTTCACCGCGTCCACCTCTTTAAACGACCATCGATTATCTCTGACAATCTTTTCAAATATCTTTCTCAAATCAACTGCGCTATAGTTATCGATCTTGTAGCGCCACGTGAATCGGGATGACAGTCCCTCATTATAGCTGAAAAAACAGTCGGTCAATTCTTTCTCGTAGCCGGCAATGATTACCATGAGCTCGTGCTTGTGGTCGCTGAGAGCTTCGCAAAGCGTGTCAATGCATTCCTTGGAAAAGCTGTCCCGTTTCTCCGTATTTCCGAGAGCGTAGGCTTCGTCTATGAATAGCACGCCACCAATCGCGGAATCAATTACTTCGCGCGTCTTAATGGCGGTTTGACCCAAATACCCGGCAATAAGGTCGGAGCGGGTCACCTTCTTGAACGTATTGGCCTTTAAAATTCCGAGATGGCAGAAAATATTGCCGAGAATTTTGGCAACCTCCGTTTTACCGGTTCCAGGGGGGCCGTACAACACGGTGTGCATGAAGTCACCCGTTGGAATGCGATTACTGGACGCGGATTGCTTCATCGTGGATGTGCGACCTCCGGACTTGGTTTTACATGAAAATGGGTTGCCGCCGCTGCCGCTGCCGCTTATATTCATATTTGCAAATATGGATGCGATTGTGCCCGCTCCCCCACCAAGTGGCGTGTTTTGATTGGGTGAGCTCGACGAGGCTGAGGTTGATGACGACGACGCGGTTGTAGATGTGGATGCGGGTTTACCGGAATTAGGTTTTGAATTGGTTGAATTTGTATTGCTGTTATTGCCGCTATTACCGTTACTATAAATTTGCTCAACGTCGCCGCCCCCGAATGAAAACGGATTCTTAAAATGAAACAGGATACCGTCGGCCATTTTGAATGTGGGTAGCGTGTTCGACGTGGCCGACGAGTCAAAAAACGGGTTTGAATTTATCATTGCGGGTCCGCTGCAGCAAATTGGTGGCAGTTGTTGAGTGGCATCATTTGAACCATCGACCGCGTCGGAATTGGGTGGAAGGTGTAACTTTTGAATAAAGTAAATGATTTGGTCCAAAACTGTTGTCTTTATACTTTGCATACCAATCATGTTATTGAGTTCGCGTAGATACGGGCAGATTTTGTGAAGCGATTGCATATCTATATTGTATCGCACGTTTTCGGCAAGTTTATATTTTTCGCACAGCTGCAGCAAATCGGTGACGCTTGTAATTTGGTCTTCAATCATGACGTGTTCAACGCAAATAATGCTTTGATCAGTTTCACCGTCATCCGTGTAATAAGAACGACGCATCTGACCCAAATGAGTCGCTGGTCCAAACGACTCGGACTTAAAACGGCTGGATTTGGAGCTGGATTTGGTATTGGTATTGGTATTATTACCGCCATCAATATTTGTTTTTATAGTCGACGGGTCATTGTCATCAGACACCGCATACGGAAGGTTCTTGGATTTTAAATACGTTTCAATTTGTGTGACGAGTGTGTCTACAGATACATGTTGGTGCATTATTATTATTAGATTAGATAGATAATACGATATTAATGCGTATAATAAAATAATTGTTAATTCGTGTTTATATGAATTTTCATCTCATATTTATAGACTTTTAGAATAAAAAAGGGTTAGTTATAGTTATAATACTTATCAATACTTACATTATTCATCATACTTATATTCTTCAAATGATTTCTTTCAATCACTCAAGAAAGGCGGATGACTTTGATCATCACACATTGCCATGAAATCGAATTCTCGACTTGTGCACAGTCTTGCCATGAGATACTTTTCTGCCAGTTTACGTTGTTCTGCCAGCGTAAGAACGTTGTCTGCCTTTACGATAACGACATCATCGTTCTGCGATTCAACCGTCTCGACGACGTCACTGGATTGTGTGGTTTGGGATGGAGATGTTCCGTTAGTTGTTGTCATGAAATACTTGCTGTGTTGATGAATTGTTACTACATGACACAGATAGATATGTATCGAAAACCCACATCAATTTTTTAATTCCGTCTTACCTGCCGGAGAAATTCTGGCTAATGCAATAAAAAAATTGATTTAAAAAGCCGGGCTTACATATAGTAAGCAGTTACAAGCAACAACAACCACTCGTCTTCGCAAATCACAAATCGTCATAACAATGGCCGGAAAATCGAAGTCTACAGCAAGCAAATCTGGATCCAAAGGTAAGTCCACCTTGAAGACTGCAATGACGGCGCGCAACAATCCAGCGGCACGCGCGCGTATCCCGCAGACAGTTGGCCTCCCTGGCCAGGTCGCGAATAATGCGGGAGGGTTCGCATTCCCGCTACCCATCGAACAGGAATGGATGCGGTACCTCATCATCGGAAGCAAGTCTGACAATGGCAATTACTACCAATCTGGTGGACAAATCGCAACGTGCATTGCCAAATGCATCATGGCCGCCGTGTCCGACCCTACCCTTTTCAAGCAACTCCTGTGTGACCTCGTGGATGTCTCCGTCAAAGGACGCGCTCCAAAACAAGAAATGACAATGATGTCACTGGCAGCATCCATTGTGTTCGCACCCAATCCGGAATGCAAGGCGCTGGCGCTTGATTCCGTTGAACGCGTGTGCCGAATCCCCACACACTGGTTCATGCTTCTGCAATTCATTCGCGACTTTTCACAAGACAAATCAAAACCAGGAAAGGGTATGGGCAAGGGTGTGCGAAGGGTGTTCGCCAAGCTCTACACGTCGCGCGCCGGCCTCGAACTCGCAGTTCTCCTCAACAAATACAAAAACCGCGAGGGCTGGACGCATCGTGACATCATTTCACTGCTCCACATCAACCCGGCGGACATGAAAGATGACGGCGCGCGTCTGGTGCTTGATTGGTTCATGAAGGAAGACAAAGCCGCCCGAAAAACCAAAGATGGTGTTGAAGTCCCTGCTACACTTGCACGCACAGAATTCCTCACACGTTTGAACGCCATCCCCACGCCACCTCATGCACCATCAACCACCACAAGCACAACCACCACAAGCACAAGCATTGCAAGCACAATCTCATCTGCAATCTCATCTGCATTCTCATCTGCATTCTCAAGTGCAAAACCAACTGCACACGAAGCCGCTGCAGAAGTTGTTGCATCCAGTATTGCCTCAGTCGAGGCGGCGTCTGCTGACCAGCAGCAACAACAACAACAACAGGTCTGTGTTCATTTCAACATCATTTCGGGGCCCATGGCCGGAGAAGACAAGCTCTCACTCAAGATCGGGCTCCACGAACCGCTGACAAACCTGCTGCAAACATTCACCGATATTGGCGCTGGCGACGTGGAACTTCGATTCAACACAACCGTCATCACATCGGAAGACACAATTGCAAAGCTGATTCAGCAAGGGTTTGACTTGACAAAGCGCAAGATCTACGCTCGCGCAATCACCAAGAAACAACAGGAACAGGCACAAGAAGCGGCAGCAAAGGCAGCGGCGGCAGCGGCAACAACGTCAGCAGCAGCAGCGCCTTCAAAAGTAGCACCAGGTCCAGCACCAGCACCTGTGTCAGCGCCCACCGCAGAAATGCTGGAGAGCGACCGAAGGCCAAAGTGGGAGAAGGAGGACCCGCTCGTTGCAACTGCACGATTCCTCAAGGCGCTCGTTGAACTTTCAAAGACTGGTGCCACAAAGGACACAACTACCGCGCTTCGAATCATGCGCGACGTGCGACGCATTCAGCGCGAACATCTTCCCACTGAACTTCTGTCGTGCCCGGCAATTTGGTCCACACTGCTTGACGACATGGGAATGACAGCACTTGTGCGCAATCTCGGCAAACTGTCAAGCACTGGTGTCGCGTCAACCAAAGGGGATGTCATCATACGGATGCTCACCGACCAGAAACGCATCACGGAATCGCGTCTCCACCCGTTTGCAGTTCTCGTTGCACTCAAGACATACAGCACCGGGAAAAGCGACCTCGGTTCATCGACGTGGCCAGTGAATCCGTGCATCATGACCGCAATGTCCACCACATTCAGGATGGCGTTTGGAAATGTCGAGCGCACCGGCAAGCGCATCATGATTGCGTTGGATGTCTCTGGCAGCATGTCGGGTGCCATGTGCGCCGGGTCATCCGTTGTAAACTGTCGCGAAGGGTCGGTGGCCATGGCGATGGCTACGCTACACGCAGAGGGTGAGGCAAATACGCAAATCTACGCGTTCACCACAACGTTCAAGAACATGAATGGTCGCATCCGTCCCGGAATGACAATCCAGGATGCAATGAAGGCAACCGACGACGTCTTTGGAGGCACGGATTGCGCTTTGCCGATGACGGAAGCCATCAAGTGGAACATGAAGGTCGATGCGTTCATCGTCTACACCGACTCGGAAACCTACGGCCCGACCATTCACCCTCAAGTCGCTTTGGAGCAGTATCGCAAGCACAGCGGAATCGATGCCAAGCTGATTGTCGTTGGAATGTCGGCAAATTGCTTGTCAATTGCCGACCCCAAGGACTCGAACACGCTGAACTTGGCAGGCTTTGACACTTCAACTCCGAACATCATCGCAATGTTCATCAACGGGGAGCTCTAAGGAACACGGACGACGCAGACAAAGACTTTAAAGTGGTAAGTAATAAAGGTAAATTTTTTTACTTTTTAATTGCGAGTTTTTGATTGATTACTATAAATTATTAATTAATGATAATAATTAATAATTAATAATTAATATTATTATTAATTAATAATTAATAATAAGAAATATAAAAAATAAATAAACAATGTATATACTTCGTGTTGATCCTGCGCCAGAAATAAAAAAATGCGATGCATTTGGAGATTTTGATGTTTATAAGGATTTTACAGTATTGCCACCCTCGTCATCACCAACATTATCTAAGCCTTCTGTGGCTTCCACGGCGTCGTCTAAGCGAACATCACCTCTCAAAGTTAGAGGAATTGTAGTTCAATATGTAGACAAAACTACATCTGTTAAAGACGCAAATAATAAGGCGTATAATACTACAGCATCTATAAGCGCGTTTACAAGCAATAAAGTTAATTACAGTAATGACAAATATTTAGAATATTTTACACTTAAAACTGATGCAAGAAGTGTTTATGGTGACAGTTTTTCAACCGGTGCAGTTGTTCAATATGACCAAACCGGTCCACTGTCATATACTATGGACGATCCTGAATACAATACTTATAAAACAGAGGGAAAAATTAGTATGGTAGGCGAAAACTGGTTTATTTCAGCAGACAATAAAGATTATAAGGATTTACTTGCGTTGGGGTGGGTCACCGAGACTGCGGCCAACCCGAATCCAGCAAATGGTTTAAATTATATGCCATATTCAAAAGACAAATATGACAGACTAAAAAAATCCGCATCAAGTAATATATTAATACACACTGTAGATGTAATATGGACATTTGCCAACCCATTTACAGTAGTTACTTCAACCCTAACCGAGGTCGGCAGTTCGAATGCGCCAATTGTTTCAACTATAACCGCCGTTCCAGAACCGGCACCAAAAAAAACGCCACATAAAGGAAAAATTAAAAAAACCAATGGCGGCAATGGTGGGCGACGCAAACGATACACTTGGCGCATAAAAACAAAGCGGCGAATGAAAACGAGAAAACATGTGAGAAAATAATTATTTTGTTATTTTGTTTTATGATTTGTAAGATAAAACATAATAAATATAGAACCAATGACATTTATAAACAATTAATACAACAAAACAATACTCATACATATGCCATATAAAATCGGAGTTGTTGGAAATGGGTTCGTCGGAAAAGCAACCACCACATTAGCATGTAGCGAAATTGATGTACTATGCTACGATATAAACCCCGACTTATGCAGTCCATTTGGTACCGAGTTACGCGACTTAATGACCTGCTGCGTGATTTTTGTTTCGGTGCCGACTCCGATTAATGGTCTCGGAAAAACATCTATGAAATACGTAGACCGCGTTATTACACAATTGCGCGAGTTAGAGTATATTGGATACATTGTCATTCGTTCAACGGTTCCGGTTGGGAGTTCTGACAACTATCAATGTTATTTCATGCCAGAATTCCTTACAGAGAAAAATGCAATCAATGATTTTAAAAATACTCAAAATTGGATTTTTGGATATTATGACGATGAAAAAAAAGAAGATTTCTTTTACACAATGACTGGTATTATAAATTCGGCGTGTGCGCAAAATAAAATATCATCCAATCGCATTTCATTCATGAAAAACAAAGAAGCTGAAATGGTAAAATACTTTCGAAACACATTCTTGGCAACCAAGATAGCATTTTGTAATGAAATATATAATTTTTGCACTGTGCGAGGGATTGAGTATGACACAATGATAGCAGTTGCAGCTGACGATTCGCGCATTTCAAAAAGTCACACGTCGGTTCCGGGTCATGATGGACATTTTGGGTTTGGTGGCACGTGTTTTCCGAAAGATATCAGCAGTCTTCGCGTTCAAATGAAAGATTCTGACGTTCCCCATTACGTTATCGATGCGGTTATTCGTCGAAACGATACGATTGACCGGTCAGAAAAAGATTGGATGGATGACATTGGACGCGCATTTGAACCCAAATGATAGAGTTATTTATTATTTACCAGTATTTATTTAATAATTAATTATTAAATAAAATTGAGTAAATATTAAAAATAGAAATAAGTCACACCAAACGACAGACGAGTACAATACAACACACAACACACCATCCATAATGACTACCGGCTATATGGGAAACACTGACAAATGCCGTGATTTTGTAAGAACAAAAATGGCTCAAGAACAAGACCAACCCATCAGTTGCTCGATTTGCGGCGACGTTATATCGCGAGACAATGAGAGCAATCTGGTATTGGTTGAAAATGAAGTATCTGGATCGTCAACCTTGCAGTGTATGCAATGTTATGCGAAATCAGTAGGTATGCGCATCAGCGCAACCCCGCAGACGCATTCGGATTCGGCGCCATCAACACCTTCAGCGCCTCGTGCTCGAAACAAGTCGGATGTAAATGAAAATGAAGCGGGATGCGCAGTAGATGCAGCCAATGCGGTCGCGGCATCATTTTCAGAATTCATGCTTTCCGATCAAGCAAAAACAGCATTCCAAGCATCCCCGGCCATGCTTTCATGCGACGGTATGTATCATTCAAACTAATTCCTTTCTAATTTCCTAACGCCTCTCCAATATTCTTGCACCTGTTTCATCCTGCACGAGTTTTCCAAGTTGAATAAATGTGGTTCCGGATTGCTTGTAGACTGCTTGTGATGAATCGTCTAAAATGCAATTCTCCATCACCCCGTCTATTTCAATTTTAATAGGTCGCCCGACAACTTCTTTTATCACGTTTCGTTTGGCATCGGCATCTTTTTGTTCTTCGTTAATGTTTGGCACGAACGCGTATTCGTCGGTCGTAATTGCGGTTTTATATTTAAAACACTGCACGTCTGACCCATCCTTAGCTTTCGACGCATGTGTCACGCAATCAATTGCCGACGCTTTCACAACGGTGAGAAGCCGCTGGTTTATCAACTGCTTTTTACTGGAAGTGTCCAGAAGTTTTTGGTCGGTTGTGATACTGCCATCGTACTTGATAATATTTGTAACTTGTTCATCTTTGCTTGCGGGTTTCAATTGTTCTGCAGTGAACTTCATAACGTATAAAAACACTTTAACGGTTTGCAATTCGCGCGGCAAGTCGTGATGACTGCAAATACGGTTTGCGCGTCCAATAATTTGTTCGGTTCGAACGGGGTGCCAGTAAGGTTCCATAATGTGAACATGCCTTACGTTTCGCAAATTAATGCCTTCAGCGCCGGATGCAGTAATCATCAACACTTTTATTACGTCACCGTATTTATTTTTTCGACCCGATTCCAGCGGCAACCCCAGTGCCGGAGGCATATTATCCCACGAACTGTTGAAAATGTTGCGGATAAGCTCTTTTTTTTCTTGTGTCTCGGTACCCGTATACAGAGCATACGCGGGCTTTCCTTCGTCACCGGGTTTAATTACTCTCGTCCACGCACCCGTGCTCGAGTCTCGTTGCACATTAAATTCGGCATACCTGTTGGCGTCCATCACCAATTTAAAAATACCTATGCCCTCCAGCGTGCGAAATTGGCTGTAAAGTAAATGCAATCCTTCGTTTTCAGGGTCATTTATATTTTCAAATATGCGCGCGAATTTGGGGCTGCACATTGCATCAAGTGTTTCCAAATTGAGAAGCTTGTCCGCGTTTTTGGCAAGTTTTTGTATTGTGTTTCCAATTCTCTCATTGTATGTTTCTAATTCTTTCGGTGACAATGGGTTCTTGTTAGCTTCATCACCCTCGATTTCCTCATTTTCGTCATCATCGGCATCTCCGTCAATTGCGCGTTCGGTCATTTGTTGTTTTTTAGGTTTGGGTGCTTTCTTGTCTGCGTCCTTGCCTTTATTGGCTTCGGACGGAGGAATGCCTTCCGCGAGTTCTGTGGCGTCTGCCGCTTCCTTGCCTTTATGAGCGTCGTCCACCTCGATTGTTTGAGGTGGTCTTGGAATATCGGGAGGAAACGCAAAATTGCAGCACGCTCGCGAGAAGATCCGATACGTGGATGACGTGTCTGCATACAATTCGGATGCCCCCGCCATAGCACGTTTTTTCCGCGTCCCGGACTCTTGTTTTCGCTCATCATCTCGAATTTTCTTGTATAACATAAACTGATGGTCCGACATTTCAACTTCAATAAGGATAAAATCCTTCATTGGGTCGTATTTGGGCATAAGCTTTTCCTGTGCGCTTCTAAAATACGAAGTCAGTCCGACAATACGCCGCGAAAACATGTCGGGGTTCAATATACCGCTGCCATCGTCTTTTACAAATAATTTATTGAAATCTTCCATTTTATCAGGAAGCGCTTTAAACCGGGTTACGGTTGCGCTACCGTCTACCGAAATTCCCGCGCTTGCAAGCACCGCGGTAACGTTGGTTTTAAAATCCGCATCCGAAATGTTTCCACCATGTGTGAGAGACATGCTTACGCTGGCGGCATGTTTAGATTCCACACTCCGATTTGAAATGAAACCGAACGGATTTCGCGTTAAAACCAGTGTTGTTTTCGGCATTTGCTTTAATTCCAGGTAGTCGTGCACCGATAACTTGTCACCGGCTTCGTCAAACAATTTCTTGAGAGCGACGGCATTTACGGAACCCTTTAATTTAGACGTCGACGTATTCAGTGGAAAGTTGAACGTGTTAATGTATCCGCGCAGAATGTTGAAGAGGATGCCGAGTTCGTTTGGGTAGTTGATGATCGGAGTGCCGGTAAGTAGCACAATTTTGGCATTATCGGCCAAAAGCAGTGCCTCATACATTTGCATTGAGAGACTTCTGGGCGACTTCAGTTTGTTGACAATTCGGCTAACTAAATTATGAGCTTCGTCTACGATAATTACCGCATTGTCAAAGTAATTGCCTTTGCCTTTGGACATGAGTTCGCGCCATTGCGGTAATCGAATACCGTTGTAGTTTATAAATTTATACTTATTGCGTATCATTTTATCAATTTGGCGATCAATCGCGGCGCGGTCGGATTCATCCAGCATGGAGAAATTCTCCGGTTTTGTCCGGTCAGCAACCCATATGCCGCCACCGTTGAGGCGAACGATATTGTCTTCGGGTGCAATTTTGTCAGGAAACCCGATGGCATTTAATAGCATTTTTTCGTATTCCGCCGCGGTTTTACCCTTTGGAATTTTGGTTAAGTCATGAAAAACCCAGTGCTGGTTTCGTTTATACAAATCGTTTCCACATTTTTTTATCTCTTCCACGTAATTTTTCTGGAGAGAAGCGGGCGTCATTACGATGATTCTCTTGTGGGTTGAAAGCCCTTCTGCAATTGCAATGGACGAGCAGGTTTTGCCACTACCAAGACCATGATAAAGAAGCAAACCGCGATATGGGCTGTATATTCCGAGATATTCACGCACAATTCTTTGATGGTAGAGAAGTGAAAATGGTTTCCGGTTGGCCGATGCCATATCCGAGCAATCAAATTCTTCTGATTCCACTTCACCCGCGACTGCGGTTTTGGATTGACTCTGTGCATATCTTTCAAACATGCCGGTTATGAATGTGGTGAAGTGCTTGCGATTGTTCATGTAATACGGGGATGCTTTCAGTGACATTGATGTGCTTGATTCAGCGGACGCTTTAAGATTCGCGACAAGGTCGGCGATACCGGCATCAGTTTCGTATACCGGTTTTTCGGGTTCGTCGGCTGCTTTGGCGCGTTTCTTGTAATGGCGTTTCGCTTTTTCTGGTCGTGGCTCGTCATCTATCGCCCCAATCGCAAGTTGTTTCAAAACAATCTGGAACCCCAATTTTCGAATATGAAACGTTTCTAAAATGGATTTGGCTGCTGCTGCTGCTGCTGCTGCTGCTGCCGTTCCGGTTCCGGTTCCGGTCCCGGTCCCCGAAGATGGTGATGCTGCAAAATGCCGCTTCGCTTTTCCGGATGAATGGAACGAACAAAACGCGCCATCCGACGCAGTCTTTCCCAACTGAAATCCGGTTACGTTATGTATTGCATCCAAAAAATCATTGATGTCGATTTCTTTTTCGGCCGTTCTGTCTACAATAAACGACGAACTGGGAGTGCCAGTTACCTGAACTGGTTCAGTTGTTTCTGCGTCGCCTGCATAATCATCCACTCCAACTCGAACTGTAAATAATTGTCGGCGGTTTTTTACAGCGCTATCGATATACGGTCGTTGCGCAAACCGCAACAAAAACTCGTTCATTATCGATTTCGGTTAGGCACCTCCTTTGAATATTTTGTAATTATAACTTTACTATATATATTTATTATTTTATAACCATAAAATATATTTATTGACGTGAACGTGAAAAATGGAAGCTAAAATACAATATTTTCATCGATCCATTTTTTAATGGATGTGTTAATCGGCTGTAAAACTTGATTCAACCCGTTGATGTAATGTATATAATCTCCACCACTGTCATCGTTGTTTCTGTGCAGTTGTAACAAGACATTGTATATGATTGTGTAAGCCTGGCTGTTATATTTTTCCACAATTCGTCCAAATACGGCATCGATGTTTGCCGTATTTGTATCAACGCTATTCGTTGCGGTGGCGTCAGAGGTTATAATATCCTGCATAGCTATTTGAGACTGAAGTTGAGGTTGAGATTGAGACTGAGTTTGATTTTTCTTTTTCGGTAAGATTGACGACAGCGCGGTTGGGTTTGAATTTGCATGTTGAGGTTGTTCTTGTGGTTGCTGGTTTTGCAAATGTTGTAAATCTGCGGCATCGTTCATATCTTGTATATGCGCGTGCGCAAGTGACTGTGGTGTATTAAGCATTCGCTTATACATGCTGAGTGTGTGAAGAATATGTGGGCGATTGGTGTCACTGTATGTCCGAATGAGCTTGTCTATTCCCGCCTGCGCATTTGAAACCAACAGCCGGTGCAGCGCCGGATATTCGGTTGCCATAAATGAATAATATCGCGTAAATCGTGAAAACACGTTGAACAAATAGCACAAATCGTCTTGCGTGTCGTTGTTGTACCAACGGGACACCGGCTGTGAATAATTTGGCGGTTGAATCACCAGCATGTTGTGTTTTATCGCAATTTTTGTTCCAACCGGGTAGAATGAAATAAAACCAATTTGAAGAACCGCTTGCAGCGGTTCTAATATAGTTTCGAACCGCTCTTTGCCTCTTTTTTTTGGAGAAGCAAACGAATACAAGAATTTAAGTGTGCTTGTCATTCTATAACTTAACTTTAATATAACTAAATAACTAATAACTAACAATAATAACTAATAATGAAGAGGTGGTTTAGTTTTATATGTTTATGATTAAAACATATAAAATTTCGAAAAGGAACGCGGATTGTGGAAAGTGGAAAGAATAAATAAGAACAGAACAGATACGCGTTACGCGCACACGTATAAAGTATAGTGTTATAGTATATTCATATATTCATAGAACAATCCAGGTCAAACAATCAATACCGGGCCTACAATAATTTAAATACATAGTTTACATATTTATATTTATATTTATATTTATATTTATATTTATATTTATATTTATTACTCACGCAACCGAACTGTTTATGATGATTGGATGGATTATACAGGTAACCGCGCTTTCGTTGTGTTTGATAGCGGTTATGCACTATTTGTATGTATTCTTTAAAACCACCTTGACGGTGCCGAAAGTGAAGGATTTGGTGAACCGCCCACAAAAACAATATGACGCGCTATTTAAAGGCGTAACGTCGCAAAATCGGTTCGACCAAACTGGTTCGGAAACTACGAGTATTTCAATGCTGCAGCCGTTGCAAACTCAGATGTCCACAACAGCGTCATTGACAGCTTCAAATACGAGCTCGATGAAGGATGAGCTCAAACAATTTTTAAAAAATTTAAACCGTAAGGATGCCGGGTCGGGACGAGGATTATAAACAAACAAAACCCATTTAAAAGTAAAATTGATCATAATTAAATAAATTAGTACGACAAACAAACAACAAGAACGTTACATACATATTATATTCCCATTAATGACGACGGCATTTAAGCAATCGCAATCGCAATCGCACCAATTGCCATATATTTCGGTGGAGAGGAAAGACTTACACCAGCTCGAAGTAAGACTTTTGTCTATACCAGGCATGAAAGTTTCTTATGAAATAAATAGTTATAAGCAACTTTCGGGCGACAGTTTCTACATTATACCCAAAGGTAAAAAATGTGTCGTATGGTTCACGACAACATACAAGATGGGTGCGCCGACTGCCATATTTTACGAACTTGACCCACGAGATCATACTAAAATCAAGTTTATCTCACTGCGCGAACCTCACCCCGAGTGCGCGAAACTGAATCCGGACCTGTTTACAAACAACGGAACAATCTGTTACGGCACGCTGTTTTCGTCACAAGATCACCAATTCTTTTCCGTGGAAAATATATTTGTATACAAAGGGCGTGCACTCGACGCATTGTGCGTGCGCGACAAACGTGCGCTGATTACCGAAATGTTTGATGATGGATTGGGAGTATCCGACCCGACACCGTGCGATAGGATGCGCGCGTGGTTTGGTATGCCGATTCGGTGTGCATCATACGCCGATGCGCTGAAAACTGCGTCGACCATTACCTCGTATTCCGTATACGCGATACAGGCTCGCTTTGATAAACAGAACGATAACAAGTATTTTCAAAATTGTCAGAATCAAAATCAAGCGGCTGTGCCGTATGTACCACCACACCCGCTTCAACCCATGGCTGTCACTCGTTATCCACAATCACAATCACAATCACAATCACAATCACAATTACAACCGCAGCAGCAGCAGCAGCAGCAGCAGCAGCAGCAACAACAACAACAACAACAACAACAACGCACGCGCGTATTCATTATTCGCGCCGAGCCGCAGGCCGATATTTACACGTTGCAATGTCAGGATACTGGTGCAATGGAACCAGAACACGCGCATATCGGCGATTATAAAACCAGCGTCTTTATGAATTCCATATTTAGAAAAATTCGTGAAAATGTATCACTTGATGCAGCAGAAGAAAGTGACGAAGAAGAGGAATTTCAAAAAACGCACCATGAGAACAGTCATACAAATTTAGAAAAGAGCGCGCGTATTGTATGCGCGTTCAATTATCGATTTAAGCGATGGTTTCCTTTGAAACTTGCGTCATGAATTTTGTTTGATTGATTGATTGATTTGATTGATTGATTGATTTGATTGATTTTGATTTTTCAAAAACCCGGCATTTTTAATCTTAGTAGAATATAGAATATAGAATATATAGAATAATAGAAATAAATAACATCAACAAATACAATGAGCGACATTTCCATATTGCAAGTCGACGATGAAGCGAGCGCGGCCAAGTTGGAAAATATACACAATAAACCAAATCACCACATTGTGACACTATTCTACCGCGATGGTTGCCCGCCATGCGACGCAATGAAACCGGAATGGAAAAAAGCGTGCGAGCAATTTCAGCAACATTACAAGTGTAAAAACAATGACGTAAGCGAGCGAACCGTTATTGCAAACATAGACGACAAGGGTATCCAGTATTTGAATAAAGTCTTTCATAAAATAGAAGGGACACCGACCATCATGTATATGAGCAATAAAAATAACAAACGCGTTTTGCGCGAGTACCGGGGTAAAAATGCAAAACGAACGTCAATGCATTTATTGAAATGGCTACGTTCATCATTGAACGAGTCCATATTTGCACCAAAGGGTAACACGAATAATAATCAGAATAATCAGAATCAAATTGGTGGATGCTGGGTATGGGGAAGTAGTAAACGCGCAGTTACCCGTCGCGGTAAAAATCGTAATCGTAGAATTGTAACTCGAAGAAGAAGAATCTAATATTTTCGGGTTTTAAAAATAAATGATGATATGATTATAATTATTTTATCTCATCATGTATATCTTATTTGTATCGTAAACGCCGGGTTCTTTTATGTTTATGTCCACTGTAGTTGGATTTACACGTTCGCCGAGTGGTTCCGCCGTGTAAATTAAGTCGGATTAACTCTTCCGAAAAAGCGTTTTCAATGTCTTTGTCTTTCATATTAATAAATGCTGATGGATACCGTTTTATAATATCTGATTTCCAGTCGGTGTAATCGGAACTTCTTAAGTATTCCGCTAATAATCTGCGCCGTTCATTATTATTTATAGGATCTATGTGCTGTTTAAAATTTTTGGTATGCTTCTTGTGTTTCATTAATAATGTTGCTACATAGCTAGCTACATCCCTAGCTGTATGGCCGACAGGACCTATAACTACAATCGGTTTGCCCGCGGCCGATTCGCTATCAGCTCTTCCCTCAATAGGATTAAATGCAATGGGTTGTACTGCACCCTTCATAGATGGATTGCTTGCCGATACGCTTATTGCAAAATTCAAAGTCTTTTCGGTAGCAATTCGGTATATATCTGAACTATTTTTATGCGACGTTCGTATACATGCCATAACGCATATAACCGATGATTTTGCTTCACGTGGATATTTCAATCCCCAAAGTTTTGTTATGATTCCAAAGAAATCTTCTTGGGGGTTTATAGTATGGACGACGACTTTGCTAGGGGGGACGACGACTTTGCTAGGGGGTTTCGCCTGTCTTGCTTTATCAGTAATACTAATAATTGATTGCTCACCCAGATCTATTAGATTACCGGATGGACCCTTTAATTTTTGTTCTAAATGAAGAATGACTCGCATTGGGTCCTGAATAAAATTTATAGGTTCATAATCTTCTTTTTTATCGAGACTGGCTGGTTTTTCTGATATTGACGTATACATTATTTTATTATCTATTAACGTTGCACCCATCATAGATAGGTAATTAATATACGCAGTCAAATGATTGATGGTTTCATTAATAAAAAAACCCTCCCTGCATGCTATAAAAAAATCATCTAATGTTTGCATAATTACAGCACTATTTGCGGTAATATCGTTCCTAATTGACGGAGATATGCTCTTTTTGTGTTCGTTATATAATCTTTCTACGCCTGGATCATTAAAAAGACCGAATGCATTTTTTATTGTAAATGGTAAAATAGTTGAGCTGCTGGCATTGCCAGTATCTGTTGTAATACCAACTATATTATAGTTAACGGTTGTAACCTCAATCGAGTCATGACTGTACGCCTTTCTGTTGCCCACACGTCCATTTGGAGGCCATAATGAATATGTATTATCTTTACCTGTTACTTTTTTTGCAATACATCCTATATAATCAGCATGTCCTCCCCTCTTTTTGTTTATAATCATATATGTTTGTTGAGCCATTTCAATTGGGTTTTCTCTGCCACCCATATCACAAATGACCATTTTTCCAAACATCTTGCTGCCGGCGGTAAATTTTATTGTATAAAATAAATGCCCTCTTGATGATTCCGAATTATTAACCGTTGCTTTAATTCTACCTTCGCGTATACGTTTTTTCTTTACGGCCTGCATCATTTCGATTAAATCATGAACATTAGTTGCATTAGCAACAGTTTCTTCATATTGTATTGTATTTTTCGCCAATTGGTTCTGCTTTTTTAATTTGTCAAGTTTCATGGGATAGCCATATCCGGTAAGTAGCGTATATGAAATACTACTACAATATAATTCCTCTACACTGGCGGAATATGTTATCCCATCCCCCACACCCCTTAATAAATTTTCTATTAACTTGGGACCAATTCCCCATTCGCGTTGGACATCATCCTCATTTGTTAACGTATACGTTTTACCACTTCCCGAATACCCATATCCGAACAATGCCACATTACCACCATTCTTTAATATTTTTATCAATGAATCAAATTTGCCATTGTCGTATCGAGCTTGGTTTCCTAACACCGAACTATCCCATACGGAATAAAATTTTCCATATAATACGTCTTTTAGGTCTTTAACAATTGCACTGCCACCAACACCTAATGCGGCGTCACCACTATTAATTGTATAAGGAAATGCATCTGATAAAAGTTTAGGCAATATTGGTTTTGTAGTTTTACCCTTGGCCTTAAAGGTTGGATCGTAGTAAACAAACATCTGATTAAATTGAACATCCGAAATATCCTTTAGAATTTCAATAATTTTTGCACTTTGTTCATTTCCTTTAATCGCGGTAGTTTGAGTATCAAAAAAATCACCTTTAGTGTAAAAATCCAATTCTTCGTCGTTTAATACTTTCAATAGGATAAGTTTGCATATGATTACCTTTTGATTTCTCATTTTTCTTTCATTTTCAGCTGTTGTAATTGCAATTTCATCAGCAGAACCTGTAGGATCATCAAGACCATATCCTTTAACAATATCTAAATTTGCATTGTTTTCGTCATTTGTTGCAAACGGCGATATGTCATATTTTTTAAACTTGGCAATTAATTTTTCCATATTTCCATCTGTATTAACCCATGCGATGAACTTAGTAAATAATGGGGTTATTTTATCCGAATTAACAATATCTGGTATTGTTTTTGATATCACCTTTTCGATAAGCAAATCGGCATTCGTAATTTTATAAGGATCGCCTTTCTGTGCTCTTTCGCCACGACCCGTTTTGAATGAAATAAATGTTCGTATCGATCCACCTAACTCCTTCCATTTCGTAACCCATTTATTTATTTTGGAATATACTATTCTTGTTCTATACACCAAATTTATATCGTCTACATTTTTACCGTCGCCTGCCTTCTTTAAAATATCTTCAAAATCGGCACGGGTTGTTGGTGGGTCAAACTTTTTGAAATTGGCTATTTCACCATCATCATTCTCCTCATCCTCGTCCCATAAAATATCCTTTTGGGACTCAATAATATATTCGGGCATTCTAAAAACCTGTGTCCATTTCATATAGAGTGCAGCCCAAGGCAAATCCTCATCTTTGGGTTGAATTACTTCTTCCGGTTGTGCCGGTGGTCCTATCCCCTCTATAGCCCCCGCGGCACCAATAGCGGCAATTGCCGCTGCAGCGAGTGACAAATCGTGTTTGCGTCTTGCTTCTTTTTCAGCTGCTTTTTTGCGTCTTGCTTCTTCTGCTTCAGCTGATTTTTTGCGTCTTTCTATTTCTTCTTCTTCGCGTTTTTTTCTTAGGGCTTCGGCTTCTTTTTCTCTTCCCTCTAATTCCAATCTATCGTTTATGAGTTGATACACTTGTTTAAGGTGTTCATTAACCTCAGTATACTTAC